ATAATTAAATAATCTGGTTCTGCAATACCTACAATCTGAACTTCACCAGCAACATACATACCTGCCGGATGTACAAATAATTTATATATGTCTCTCCATGTGTCTATAGGTAATGTAGACTTAACAAGCAATGCATACTTTTGATATAGTTTATCATCAGTTAAATATCTTTGTTCATCGGGCCCAATACGAGATGCTGAAATAGTAATTTCAGGTGCATAAGGCGTTATACCAGCATTATGGTTTTCTTTCTCTTTCTTTAAATCATGAACATTTCCTATAATAAAAACATTTTCTTTTGTGTATTTTACATCCACGAATGAATTAAAGAATACTCTAAAGAACTGTTCAATACTATACTTTGTACCTTTTGATTTATACAATGTACTTGAATAGTCAGCGGCTTCTCTTTTATTTTTAAAGCCTTCAAAGTATTGTTGACCTAAAAGTAATTCGTCTTCAATAAAAGATAACAGGTCTATATCGACCTGTGTAATATCACGATTTAAAAATAATTCATCAATAAGTTTTGTTGGTGATACATCACTATCAGAATAATCATAATATGCATCTAAAAATTTTGTAAACTTAGGATACTCAGTCTGAAAAAATTCAGGTAACGCACTCGTTACATGCTTTTTATCTTGTACCGATATCGGCCGGCGATTAATATCGCGTAATGTTTTATCTAGTGACATATTAGCTCGTTGTGACTACGTTAGCTTGTACAAATGACGGTCCATCATCATATACAACAATTTGGTTTTGACCTGGTGAAGAGAATGATTCATTAGCTGCAACTGCAGATATTTTAATAAAGTTGTTACCACCGATAATACTATCTACTAATAAACCAGTAATTTTTACAAAACCAGTAGAAGGCTCATATTCTCCTACATTATCTACTAAAACAGTATTACCAGCTATTTCAAATAACTGTAATTTAGTGCTATTAAGCTGATTTTTTAAAGTTACTTTTTTGCCCGCTGATTGGAACCCTGTAGATGTAATAATATGATTATCTGGATCAGGTTCTGCAATAGGTGATGCATACCTAAGATCAGCTGATTCAGTAGTGCCTAAAAATGGTACATATCTTTTTTGTACTTTTAATAAAGCCCGTGATGAAAGTACTGATGGATCTACTTCGTCTACTAACGCTAATAAGTTAGACCGCCTATATGACTGATCAAATAAACCTGTATTATTAGCAAAATAATTAGTTGTAGCAGTTTCAACTCTATCTTGAATTTCTTGAACTGATGATGATGTAAACTTAGGATTAAATTGAAAGAAGACTGATGTTTCAAGATATGTAGTATCAGGGTCTTCAAACTTAATATCGAATGTAATGACCTGTAATTGTTGACCTAGAGCAATGATATCACCCTTTGTTTTATCTATTGTTGCTTGAGTCACATCATCTTTAAATACTATTGATAAGAAAACACATCCATATTCTTTACGAACTGCATCTTCACCACCATAAGCCTGAATATCTTTTATAAGATAACCAAAGTTACGTTTAACGAGCGTAGCATAGTCAGATGCTGTAACCATTCTGTTCTGTGATGCATATGAGAACGGTGCATTCTTACGAATAGAAGCCACTGTTTCAACATCAGATCCAGATACAGCTTTAGTCACAGTAGTTAAAGATAAATTAAAAGATGTATTACCGCCAGCATTAGGTACTGAAATTTGGTTTACTGGAGTAAATACTGTAGATCCGTTTGCATCAGGACCATTGGTTGAAAGATATTCTACGACTATTTTATTACCAGCTGCAGGTGCCTTACCTAAAGTAAATCCATCGCCAAAAGATAATTCATAAAATCCATTTGGCGTTTCTCTCAAAATATATAACTTAGATTGATCATCAATTGTATCAGCTTCTTTTAAATCTGTAAATGTAGAAAAAGTAGTAGTAGATAAGTCATCATATACACTAACAAATGCTGTTGTTGTATCGATATTTTTATCTGGTATCACATATACTGAATCAACTGAATTTTCACTAACGATAAAAGTCTTTGTTGTATTTGTACCTTCTTTAATAGTAATGGCTTCGCTACCTTTATCATCTTTAAAAATGTATAATCCATTACCGTTATCTTCTGCTGTAACAGAACCTATCGTTTCAAACGTATAAGCTATATTATCAAATGTAGTAGAAAATTTAGTACCTCTAGGCAATGTTAGAAACGTTGGTCTACCTGTAAGATTGCCTGTATTGACCGATAAATTAACTGTGGCTGTAGAAGCAGCCTTTGATGCCGGCATATAACCAATAGCTTCGGCAAGTGAAACAACAGATGATCTTAATTGAGCTGTAGTTAAATATGATTCATTTAACGCCATGTTTGCAATTAATGCATTATAGTGTGTATTATATGCTAATACATCAAGCATAGCTGAAAGGCCTGAACCTTCGAAGTTATAATCATTAAAATCTGGATGATTTTGCAAAGAAGTTTTTAAAGTATTTTTAATATTTGCAAAATCTAGATCTGTTGAACTTATTGTTGTTACCATTACCTTAACCTCGACACAGTAGTTTCTAATTCTACTTCTTGTTCAGTTGACTTTATTCTAAATAACAATCTTACCTGTAATGAATTACGGTCAGGATTACTATTTACATCTATGTTTATTATTTTCGCTCTTGGTTCATATTGTTCTAATGCACTTTTTATTTGATCTTCTATATGAGTACCCATACCAGCATCTGCTAATTCAAATAACATACCTGTAATATTAGCACCATAGAATATTTCAAATGGCTTTTCATACCTATTAGTAGAAACTATATTTTTTACAGATTGTTTTACAGCATCAGCATCTGTTTTTTTGTATATGTCACCACTAGGCCGTCTTTCGAATAATAGATCTATATCCGAATATAGCTTATCTCTGCTCGTAAGAATCGAACTAGATAGATTGCCGTCTTCTATAGATAATATTCTTGCCATGTTAAACCTTTTTCATCTATTTATAACTTTAAAATGCGTCTTTTAATAAGAAAACTTCAACTAATGCATCAGTTGATTGTACGTTATTATTGTATAGTGTCTGAACTTGTCGTTTAAATTTTATATTAGTAAACTGTGTTATCTCAGGTATATCAACAATTATTTGTGCATTGAGTTCACCTGATGGATCATACGAATCATAATCTAATGTAAGATTATCAAAATAACCTACTTCTGCCCATGCTAACGCCAAAGCAAATGTTTTTTCTAAGTCTATTTGACCCTTTTGATTTCTAAGTTCAAATACTATTGCTCTACCTTTATTTCTTAAATCAAGTATACCGCCATCTGAAAGCTTTTCTTCTTTCAATTTACCAGGTGGTCCGACGCCATAAGTTTCAGGCGCATAGTAACCTTCTACAACCTCTAAGGTATGGGTATCAAAGTCTGTAGGTGTATGATTACTATTAGCTATTGTCTTCATTAATTCAGATATTATAAAATAATTTTTGGCTATTTGTATTTTATCTGTAATACGTAAAGCATTAAATTTACCATGATCATCTGCACCAATGAATTTACCTATCGATGTATCATGATTGATTATAGTATTCGTATTAACTGACCCAAGAATATTATTTTTAAACTTAAGCTCAGGTACAACATTAAATCTAACTTTACGTTCACCGGTTTTAAATTTTTGTACTTGTGCTATACCACGCAATTGTCCAAAAGGAGTTACACCTCTTTGCGATCGTGCTGCACTAGTTACAGATACTTGACCATATTCTCCTGGCACTGCATTAGCATAATTGGCATTTAACACGCCAGATGCAACTTGATATGCAGTAAACTCTCCAAAGTCTCTGTTTGTTTGTTCTCTCATCTTAGATCTAACTTCTTCTGTAGTATAATTACGTACGAGAAGTTGATTCTTTAGATAATCATCAACGTCAATTTTAACTTTACGTATACCACGATCCGATACAGTCAAATATGAATTAGTCATTCCAAGAGTAGGATTAGCAGTAGCTGTAAATCCTATTGCAGCATCTGCACTATCCTCAGTACTAAAAGAACCACCGATTTCTTTTAGTAATTGATTAGTAGAAGAAAATATAGAAAAACCACCAAAATGTCCCGATAC